TAACAGACCAAAGACAATGATAAAGCACATTTTAGATTTATTAGCACTTGATGAATTTTATGGACAAAGTGAACTTATTGAAATAGCTAAAGGAAAGTACCAAAGACCCACAACTTTGAAACAAGGATTTAAACAATTAAAAAGACAATTAAAATGGCTGAAGTAAAAGTTATTGAAGTACAAATAAAATCAAATATTGATGGTGCTACATCAAGCGTTTCTAAATTAAAAGCAGGTTTAAAAGATGCTACAACGCAATCAAAAGAATTAGGTTCTACTTTACAAGGAGATAAACAATCTGAATTTATAAATACTTTAGCTAATGGAGTAGGTAAATTAAATCCAGCTTTTGGAACTGCTATACAAGGTGCTAACGGATTGCTTTTGAAAATGTGGCAATTAGTCGCTAATCCTGTTGGTGCTATTTTAGCAGGTATTGTAGTAACTGTAAAATTTTTATATGAAGCATTCCAAAGTTCAGTAGCTGGAGGTAAAGAATTAAAAGCAATATTTGCTGCAGTTAGTACAGTAGGAGAACAAGTAAAAGATGCAATATTTGGATTAGGTAGAGCATTAATAAATACTACTGCTGCTGCATATAAATTCATTACATTAGATTTTAAAGGTGCTGCTGAAAGTATGAAGGAAGCTAATAGAGAAGCATCTAATTCATATAAACAATTAGGTAATGCAGTAGATGGAACAACTGCTAAAATAGTTTACAATCTAACAAAGCAACAACAAGCAAATGATAAAGCTAAAAAGATACAAGCAGTAACACAATCTGAAACTAATAAATTACTTGTTCAATCACGTGAAATATTAACTGATGAAACTGCAAGTATAAACGAAAAGAAAAAGGCTTTAGCAGAAGTTACAAAAGCAGAAATAGCATCAAGTAAAGAAAAAACAAGAATTGCTGCTGAAGATTTAAGAATATTAAAAGATAAAGCAAAGGCGTTAGGTGGTGAAGCTGAAAAGAAAATGAAAGGAGAAATCCGAGATGCTACTATTGCATTAAATGAAGCAGAAACTGAAAATGCAATGACTGGAATAAAACTTAACAAACAAAGAAAAATGTTAGGTCGTCAGGAAGTTGCAGATGAAAAAGAAAAAAATGATGCTATAATTGCTGCTGGTAAAGTAAGAACTGAAGCAAAAAAAGCACAGTTAAAAATAGAAGAAGATATAGAAAAAGAACGTCAAGCATTAATTGGAAGGTTCGGAGCTAAAGCAAGAGATGAATATGAAGCAGCAGAAAAATTAATTAAAGATGCAAGAAAAGCAAATGAAGATGCTTTAAAAACTGAAAATCAAATTAAAGTTGAAAAAGAAAATGCTGATTTTGAATTAAAAAAACAAAATTTATTAAATAAAGGTTTATCTATTGAAGAAATAGAAAAAGAACACAAAAGAAAATTAACTCAATTAGATACTGAATATTTCGCTTCAGAAGCGGATAAAGCAATTAAATCAACTGCAGACGCTAAAGCAAATGCCGATGCTAAAATTGCAATAGCTCAAAAAGAAAAAGAAGGAAAATTACAAGCTGCAGAAGCTGCTGCAAATACATTATCTGGATTATCTGAATTATTAGGAAAAGAAACTGCTGCTGGAAAAGCTGCTGCCGTAGCAAGTGCAACTATAAACACTTTTAGTTCGGCTCAAAAGGCTTATGATGCTACAGTAGGAATACCTTATGTAGGTCCTATATTAGCCCCTATTAATGCAGGTATTGCTATTGCCGCAGGTATTAAAAATGTTAAGTCCATTTTAGCAGTAAAAACTCCAGGTGGCGGTGGTGGTTCTGCTCCAAGTATTAGTGGTGGTGGCGGCGGTGCTGCATCTGCTCCTGCTGCTCCATCATTTAATGTAGTAGGTGCAAGTGCAACAAATCAATTAGCACAAACAATAGGCAATCAACAACAACAACCTATTAAGGCTTATGTAGTAGCTAATGATGTTACAACGCAACAAAGTTTAGACAGAAACATAGTTTCAAGTGCAAGTATTGGGTAGTTTCTATACCCCCCCTAAAAAAGACATTTCATTTTAGGGGGTATACCCTTTTTATTAAATTTTTTAAAAAAAAAGATTAAATATATATATAAAGAGTATAAAGGCTTATTTAGAATTAGTCTAAATAAAAATAGTGTGAAACAAAAACGTGGTTTTATTGTTATAGTATTATGAGTAAAAAAGTTTTTGAATTAGTATTGGATGAAGAACAAGATGGAGTCTTTGCAATTAGTTTAGTAAACCAACCTGCTATACAAGAAAATTGGATTGCATTATCAAAAGAGCATAAGATTGAATTTAAAGAAATTGAATCTAAAAAGAATATATTATTAGGTGCAGTTCTTATTCCGGATATGAAGATAGACAGAATGGGAGAAGATGGAGAAGTATACCAGGTCTTTTTTAGTGGCGATACAATTCAAAAGACTGCACATAAATTTATGAAAAACGGTTATCAATCGGAATCGACCTTACAACACAAGTCTAAAGTTGAAGGCGTAACAGTTGTTGAAACGTGGCTTAAAGAGGATATGGTAAATGATAAGAGTGTTATGTATGGATTTGATTATCCTATTAATACTTGGATGGTCGCTATATCAATTGACAATCCGGATATAAAAGATAAAGTTAAATCTGGTGAGATCAAAGGATTTTCAATCGAAGGATTTTTTAATGAAAAATTAGAAATGTCTGAAGATGAATTATTGTATAACAAAATAAAAGATTTAATCAATGGAGTTTAAAAACACATTAAACAAAATTAAAGCACTTTTATCAATTGAGGTAAAATTAGAACAAATGACTTTAGTAGATGGTATTACCGTCTTGGAAGCTGAATCATTTGAACCTGATTATTCAGTTGGTATAGTTACATCTGAAGGTATCGTTCCTGCTCCAATTGGAGAACACGAAACAACAGACGGAATGATTGTAGTAGTAGAAGTTGAAGGAATTATCAAAGAGGTAAAACCTGTAGCTCCTGCTGAAACTGAAGTAGAAGTAGAAGTAGAAGCATCTGCTGAAGTTCCTGCAGTTAAAAAAGTAGTTGATACAATTACTAAAGAAACTTTTTTTGCAGAAATTAAAGTTGAGGTTGAAAAATTGGAAGCTGATAATAAAGCATTAAAAGTAGAATTAGAAGCTATTAAAATGGAATTAGCAGAAGCAGGAGCGAAAGCAATTGTAACTAATCCAGAACCAGCAGTAAATAGAGAATTAACTGCACTCGAAAAATTCAGATTAATTAAACAAAATTTAAAATAATTAAAATATGGCAATTTCTTATACTTCGGTAGACATTAGAGGTAAAGCGGTAGAACCTATCCTTGAGGAAGTTTTATTTGCAAACAAAACAATCGCTGATGGATATGTTACATTTAACACAGACATCAAAGCAGGTACAATTTTTACTGAAGCATCAGTAGCAGTAACTGCACAACTTTACACAGGTGCTGCACTTTCTAATAGTGGTTCAATGACTATTACAGATAGAGTAATTACACCTACTAAATTAGAGTACAAACAAACATTTTTACAAGAGTCTTTGAGAGCAGGTCGTTTTGGTCGTTCAATGAGTCCTGGTGCATTTAACATTGATAGTAACGAGTTTGCTTCAACTGTATTAGCTCAATATGCTCCAAATGTTTCAGAAGATGCTGAATCTCAATTTTGGGGTGGTATTACTTCTGCTACAAAAACTGCAATTGCTGCTTTGACTCCAGGTTCTGCACAGGGATCTATAACTGCTGCAACTCAAACTGCAGTAGCTGCTTTGACTGCTGGACCAGTTGATGGTGTATTTGCAAAAGTTCTTTATGATAATGCTGCAGTAGGTGGTTATATCAAAGTAACAGGTACTACTGTAACTGCTGCTAATATAGCTTCTCAAATGGCACTTATTTACGCTGCTATTCCTGCAGAAATATTGGCTGATACATTATCCCCGGTTGTTATTTATTGTCCAAGAGCTTGGAAACAATTAGCAAGAATAGCTAACAATGCAGTAGGTGCTGCTCAACAAATAAACTTCTTATTTGATGGTCCATCTAATGATGCAAAATGTTTCTATAACGGTGTTGAATTGTTGTTTTGTCCAACTCCAAACAACTTGATGGCTTATGCTCAAAGACCAGCAGCAGTATCTTGGAATACTGACTTGTTAGATGATGTAAACCGTTTTGAAATTGGAAAAACTGTTAATGATGGAGATACTCAATTTGTAAGAGCTATCTATACTTTAGCTGCAAATGTTGGTCAAGCTACAAAAGGAGTTCTTTACGGAGGATAATTAATAATAAATTAGGGGATGTAAAAGTCCCCTTTTTAAAACTATAAAACTATGCCAGCAGAAGCGTTTACACTCGGCAGACTTGAGCCAACCAAATCAAGCGTAGGAGGCCTAAGAGCCGTTTATTTTATTTCAAGTGGATATATTACTCCTTCTACTTTCGTATATGGTACAACTACTTTATCTGATGCAATTGCATCTAATAGCGGTGCAGCTACAATTACTGCAGTTAAATATGATTTGAAAGGAACAAATTCATTTGATCAAACTATGACAAGTTCACGTGAAAACGGAACAACATTTTTTGAGCAAAAATTAGCATTGCAACTTAAAAAAATGAGTGCTGCAAGTCATCAGCAAATTAAACTTTTAGCTTATTCAAGACCTCAAGCAATTATAGAAACAAACAACGGAGATTTATTCTTTGCAGGTTTGGAGCAAGGATTGGACGCTACAGGTGGAACAGTAGTTACCGGAGCTAC